TGCCGATCCAGGGCGTCGTCGGCTCGGCTTTCCTCACGCGCTTTTGTCAAATCAATGGTTATAGCGGTGTGACGCCGGCGCTCGCGATGCTCACCTGGCAGCCGGTCGCTAATCCGCCCGCCGCCTGCGCGAGCTCACCGAATATCGCCGCCAACAGGAAGTGAGCATGCACCGCACCGCGATCCTCGCATTACTCAGTCTCGCGCTCGCCGGATGCTCCGCGATGCCGCAAACCGCCGGCTACCTCTATGGTCCCGACGGCCATGCGATGGCCGCTTATGCCGCTAAGACCGTGCAAACCTCAATCTTCAACAGCGAGAATATCGTCGCGACGCAGCCGCTCGCAGTGGGCGTCGTCACCACCAGCGAGAATGGCGAGTCGACCGGCAAGGCGGTTATCGACGCGGCGAGCGCTGCCGCCAGCGGCATCACCTTCGGCTTCGCGATGTGCGCCGCGGGCAACTGTTAGCGAGTCGAGTGAGAATCGCGGCGATAATCATCTCGGTCGATTATGGCGACCTTCTCGCATGGACGTTGCGCGAGAATCGTCATCATTTCGATCGCCTGGTCGTCGTGACTACGCCGCGCGATTCACGCACGCGCCAGGTCTGCGATCATTATTACGTCCGATGCGAATTGACTTCCGATTTTTATCGCAGCGTCGATGGGCGCGTTGACTTGACGGCCTTCAACAAGGCAGCCGGCATCAATCATGGCCTGCGTCAGTTGATGCAGGAGCGCCCGCCGGACCGCGACGATTGGTACGTCCATCTCGACGCCGATATCGTCCTGCCGCCGCGCGCTCGCGAACTGATGCATAAAGCGTCGCTCGATCCGCGCTGCATCTATGGCATTGACCGTATGATGTGTCCGTCGTTCGACGACTACATCAAGTACGCGTCGGCGCCGCGTCCGCAGCATCAGAATCAGATCTTCGTCTTTGCTGACGCATTCCCGCTCGGCGTGCGAATTGCCCGACTCGAAAAAGACGGCGACGGCTACGTGCCGATCGGTTTTTTCCAGATGTGGAATCCGACGGTCTCGGCCGTCGTCGATTACCCCGAAGAGCACCACACAGCCGCCCGGTCGGATATGCGCTTCGCGATGCGATGGCCGCGCGGCCGCCGGCACCTCATTCCCGAGATCGTCGGTATCCATCTCGACTCCGAACGCGTCGCGATGGGTGCCAATTGGCAGGGTCGCAAAAGCATGGCGTTCGGGCCGGATTGTCCGCTTCCGCCGCCCTGTCCGCCCCAGCCCTATTAGGAGCGCATCATTATGCTGTCACGTGGCAAACTCGGCAAAAAGCCCGCCCGCAAAGATCACCGCACGCTGCAGATCGCGCGTTATCTGCGCGCGCCGCTCGGCGGCCTTCCGGCGCCGCGTCCCGGCGGCGTCGATTGGGGCGCAGCGGTCCGCGCGGACCAGCTCGCGCTCGGGATGCTCGGCAACGACCAGTACGGCGATTGCTTCTGGGCGATGGCCGCGCATGCGTTCATGACCTGGAACGCCAACGCCGGCCGCAAGGTCGAGTTCACTACCGATGCGGTGCTCGACGCGTACTGCGCCTACCTCGGTATCCCGCGCAGCCAGCTCAACGATCAGACCGACAACGGCACCGTGATGCTCGATGGGCTCAAGTTCTTGCGCACCACCGGCATCAAGGACAGCGCCGGCAACTATCATAAGATCGGCGCGTTCGCGGCGGTGAACCCGAAGGACCAGCGGGAAGTGCAGGTGGCGCTCGACGTTTTCGGCGAGTTGCTAATCGGCGTCGAGTTTCCGCAGTCATGGATGGACGCGACGATCTGGGATGTCACCGCGTCGCCGATCGAAGGCGGCCATGCGATCAATGGCATCGCGCGCGACCTGCTCAACGCGCCGGCGAAGGGAATCAATATCGATACCTGGGGCACCGACGACCGCTGGATCACCTGGCCGGCGATCGCCAAATACTGCGACGAGATGTACGTCACGATCCCTCCCGACTGGCTGCAGGCGAACGGCAAGGCGCCCAGCGGTTTCGACGCCGCCGCGCTGCAGAGAGATCTCGACATCGTGCAAGCGGAGGCGCCCGCGCCCGCGCAGAGTTAATCATGCTCGACTTTGTCAAAACGCTCGCGGCTAATCCGAAGACCACGTGCGCCGGCGTCGCGATGTTCGCCGTCACGATTATGTACCTGTGCGGCCACATCGCGACGAGTGACTATCTCAGTGCAGTCGGAGCGCTGACCGGCGCCGGTTTCCTGCTCGCGCGGGACGGACATGCTTGAGCTGTTCAACCATTGGGCGCCGCTCATCTGGCTGACCTGGAATGTCGGCGTGACGATCGTCGTGTATCTCATGTCGCGGAGCTTCGTTTCTCATACCGACCTCGCGGTGCTCGATAAGCGCGTCGGCAGGCTCGAGGACCGCGACGAGGCGGCGCCAGATTGGGACGTCATCAATCGCATCAATGACCGCCTCGCGAGTCTCGAGGGTAATTACAAGGGGATCTCGCCGCGGCTCGACTCGATGACTGCGGACCATCAATATCTGCGCAACCGCGTGGATCAAATCGCCGATTTCCTGCTGAAGAAGGAGTCGACGTGAGCAAGTTGTTCAGTGAAATTCTCGCCGAGGATCGCCGGCTCGGCATTCTGCGCACGCTGCAAGCCTGCGCCGACTATGAGTCCAACGAATCGATTCTCGCCGCCGCGCTCGACCAGATAGGACATCGGGTCTCGCGCGATTCGATTCGTGTCGAGCTCGCGTGGCTGAAAGAGCAGGGGCTGTTGACGCTGGAAGTGATCGCGGATATTCACATCGCGAAATTGACGCAGCGCGGCCTCGAGACCGCATGCGGCATCATAACGACGCCGGGCGTCAAGCGTCCCGGCCCGCAATAGATTCCATGTTGCTATTTGTCCTCGCTCCGATCACTGTCGTCGCCGGCATCGGTCTCTATCTGGATGCTCGCGCGCGACGCATCGCAGCGCTGCGCGCGGAATTGTCGTATTGGAAAGCGCGCGCGCGCCACCTCGAGGAGTTGCTGGCGAAGGCGCCCCGACGAAGCTGATGCCGAAGTCGCGCTCGAAAGTGTCTCGGCTCGCATTGCCGATCCGCGAGGAAATCGAACGCGCGTGGCGCGAAGGCCGCCTGACGCTCGACGATCTGATGGCGTTCCTGCGCGAGCATGGCGCCGACGTCGGCAGCGATCCGCACGATGGCGTCTCGCGATCGGGATTGCACCGCTATCTCAAGTCAATGGACGAAGTCGCGGGCCGCATCCGCGATGCTGAACAGATCGCCGGCAGCGTCGTCAGCAAGCTCGGCGAGACCGGACAGGGTAATCTGCGCAAGATGCTCACGCAATTACTCAGTATGGTCGCGCTATATCAACTGCGCTCGATGGAATCAGAAGGCGCGGCGGTCAAACCGGCCGATCTGATGTTCTTGGCGAAGGCGATCAAAGACATTGAAGGCGCGTTCAAGACCGGCGCCGATGCGGAGCTCAAGATTCGCGAACGCCTACAGAAAGAGATCGTCGAAAAGACCGGCGAAAAGGTCGATTCGATCATCAGAGAGGGCGGCCTCTCACCGCACACCGCCGACGCGATCAGAAGCGCTATCCGAGGGGTGGAAATTTGATGGCGGCGCGCGAGCGGAGCGAGCGAATCTGATGAAGCTCGACGAGCTATTTTTGCCCTACCAGCGCGAATGGATCGCCGACACGGCCGGCGTCAAAGTCTACGAAAAGTCGCGCCGGATCGGCATCACCTACGCCGAGGCCTTCGACGCCGCCCTCACCGCCGCCACGGCCGGGCGGCGCGGCGAGGATTGCTGGTACATCGGCTACAACCGCGAGATGGCGCTCGAGTTCGTCGAGACGACCGCGATGTGGGCTCGGCGGCTCAACAAGGCCGCGAACACGGTCGAGGAAACCACCATCGACGACGAGGACAAGGACATCCTCGCCTATCGCATCCGGTTTGCCAGTGGCTATAAGATCGTTGCGCTATCGTCGCGGCCGTCCAACCTGCGCGGCAAGCAGGGTCGCGCGATTATCGACGAGGCCGCATTCCACGACGCGCTCGACGAGCTGCTCAAAGCGGCGCTGGCCTTCCGGATCTGGGGCGGTCATGTGCATATCATCTCGACGCACGACGGCGACGCCAACCCGTTTAACCAGCTCGTCAATGATATCCGCGCCGGCCGGCTGCCCTACTCACTCCATCGCACCACTTTCGACGACGCGCTCGCGCAAGGACTTTATCGTGCCATCTGTCGCGAGAACGACCGCGAATATACGCGCGACGGCGAGCAGAATTTCCGGCGCGAAGTCTTTGCCGAATATGGCGATAAGGCTGACGAGGAGTTGCTCTGCATCCCCAGCGCCGGCGGCGGCGCTTTTCTCACTACCGCATTGATCGAGTCCCGGATGGACCCCGCAATCCCCGTCCTGCGGTTCGAGTTGCCATATACGTTTTTAGAAAAGACTGAGTATGAACGCGTCAAGGACGCCGAGGACTGGTGTCGCGAGTTTATCGATCCCGAAATCAGGAAGATCAACTCCAACCTGATGAGCTGTTTCGGCGAGGATTTCGGGCGCTCCGGCGATCTCACCGTCATCTGGCCGCTGCAGTTCATGCCCAACCTTGTGCGCCGCACGCCGTTTGTGGTCGAGATGCGTAATATCCCGTTCCGGCAACAGGAACAGGTTCTCTTCTACATCGTGGATCGGCTGCCGCGCTTCATCGCCGGCGCGCTCGACGCGCGCGGGAATGGTCAGTACCTGGCCGAGCAGGCCGCGCTGCGTTATGGCGGCGGCGACAACGGTCGCATCCAGCAGGTGATGCTTTCGATCGACTGGTATCGCGATAACATGCCGCGCTACAAGGCCGCGTTCGAGGACGGCACGATCGCAATCCCGCGCGATGCGGAAATCCTCAATGACCATCGCGCGCTGCGGATGGAAAAAGGCGTTGCGCGCGTGCCTGATCGCCATACTCAGTCCGACGGCGGCAAGCAGCGGCACGGCGACTCGGCTATCGCCGGCGCGCTGGCATATTTCGCCTCGACGCTCAATCCGATGGAGTATGGTTATCGGCCGGCGCCGAAAGTCGATGGCTTCGGGCGCCTCGACCGCGATTCCTTTCCCGCGCGACCGGATCATTCTGGCGATCGCGACGCTTTCAGCGCGCGCAAAAGCCGCTTCCGCAACTGGCTGGGGCTCTAATCGATGCAGCTCTACGACTACCTCGGACGCCCCATCGATACTGGACTGCTGAAGGACGAGCAGGCGGCGCCGCAGCTTGCCGGCATCCGCAACGTCTATCCGCAGTATTACCCATCGTCCAACCTCACTCCCTGGAAGCTAGTCTCGATTCTGCGACGCACTGACTATGGCGAGCCGTGGGAATATCTCGAACTCGCCGAGGAGATGGAGGAGAAAGACCTTCATTATCTGGCGGTGCTCGGCACGCGCAAAGAATCAGTCGCGCAGCTCGAATTGATCATCAAGCCCGCTGACAACTCCGCCGACTCGCTCAAGCACGCCGACTATGTGCGCGAAAAATTACTCGACGGCCCGCTTAACCTGAGCGACGCGCTCTTCGACATGCTCGACGCGATCGGCAAGGGCTTTTCGGCGACGGAAATCATCTGGGACCAGGGCGCTGAATGGACGCCGACGCGGCTGATATGGCGGGACCCGCGATGGTTTCAATTTGATTGGATTTCGGGCAATCAATTGCTCGTCCGCTCGATTGAAGGCCAACAGATTCCGGCCGCGCCCGATACCATTGATCCGAATTTCTTCGCGCCGACCGGCGCTCCTGCCGGCTCGATGGGCGCGCGCGTCGGCATCCAGCCGATGACTACACCGCTCGCGCCCTGGAAGTTCATTACTCACATCGCAAAAGCAAAATCCGGATTGCCGATCCGCGGCGGCCTCGCCCGTGCGATCGCCTGGGCCTACCTGTTCAAGCATCTCGTCCTCAAGGACTGGGTGACGTTCACCGAGGTCTACGGCCAGCCGCTCCGCGTCGGCAAGTACGGCCCTGGCGCGACTGAGAATGACAAAAACCTGCTGCTGCAGGCGGTCGCGAACATCGGCACCGACTCCGCCGCGATCATCCCGGACTCGATGCTGATCGAGTTCACCGAGCTTAAAAACTCGGGTGCCGGCAATGATATCTACGAGCGTTTCCTGCTCTACCTGAACGATCAGATCACGCTCGCAACGCTCGGTCAGACGCTGACGACCCAGATGCCGCGCGAGGGCGGATCGCGCGCCGCCGCGCAAGTCCATCAGGCGGTCCGCCGCGATATTCTCGCCTCCGATGCGCAGCGGCTGAGCAGCACGATCAATCGCGATCTCGTGCGGCCACTCGTCGATTTCAAATTCGGCCCGCAAAAAGTCTATCCGCAGTTGTCGATCGGCCTGCCCGACGACCAGGACATCAAGACCTTCGCGGACGCGATTTCCGAGCTCGCCGATCGCGGGCTCGAAGTCGATCAGAGAACGATTCTCGATAAGCTCGGGCTGCCCGAGCCCGAGGAAGGCGCGAAACTCCTGCAGCCGAACACTCAGCTCACTGGCGACGATCCCGACGCGCCGCCGGAAGACGATTCTGATGATTCGAACAAAGACGCGCAGCGCAAAAATGCTTCGACTGGCAAAACCTCGAAGCAAGCGGCTCAAAAAAAAACTTCAGTCCCCAGGAGGCGAAATTGGCAGCAATACTAACTGAGCATTTGCGCCGGATCGGCGACCGGATCATCGATATCCTGGTGGAGAATTTCCCCGATGCGCACGCGTGACGACGACCGCCGCGACCTCATCTTGCTCGGCATCGAGGCGATCCTCATCGCGCTCGACGACGGCGACGGCCATTATGCGCCAGGCTCCTGGATGTGCCAGACGGAGGCCAACCATGTTGCGCATGTGCGCGTCCACCTGGACAACGTCGAATGTCCGCGCTATGGCGACGTGGAGCATCACGAGACTCACCTGATTTGTCGCGGCACGATCCTTTATGCGCTGCGCAATCCGCTGACGCCCGAACGCCGGCGCGCGCTCTTCTGCGAACTCCGCCGGCTGCTCTCTCCGAACCTCGAATAATATGCCGACCGCAAGTCAATTGCTCGCCAAGGTTCGCGCCGCACTCCGCGCGGGCTTCGCCGTGATGACCGACGAGATGCTGCTCGATATGCGCGAGGCCTTCGCTGCGCACGGCATCAGCACGGCCGCGCAGTTGAGGGTTGGTATCGATTTGCGCTCGGTTGTCGA